CGTCGGCCATCGTTGAAAAACCTATTTAATGATGCCGCCCGGGAACATCGCCAACAGCTCGGCGAAATTCTTCGACGGCTTTTCCTTGGGCTTGATGCCCATGAAGGCGGCGATCATGCGCCGGAGCGGCGGACAGTCTTCCCAGGCCTCGAACAGGTCGTCGAGAAAATCGACGTCGAAATCGAGCACCTGGTCGCGGGTGAACGCACCGTCCAGATCGAGGATCAGGTTGGCGACGAGCCTTCGCCAGAAGAATTCGTCTGGCTCGTCGCTTTGGCTTCCCCCGCAGGATCCGCCGCGCTGGCCCTCCGGCTCATGCCCTGCTGAACGATGACAGGATAGGCTGCGAACAGCTCGTCGAACTCGATCGTCTCGTTCAAGAGATCCTCGCGGGTGACTGAGGGATAGAGCGCAGCCAGCGCGTACTTCGCCACATCGACCATCACCAGATAATCGTCTTCCGACAGATCGACCATGGCGCCGGCGGCGAGCGCTTCCTTGGAGGGAAACTTCTCCGAGATCGCCTTGACCTTCGGCGCGAGCCGCGCGATCGCGATCCGCTCGCGCAGCCGCAATCGAGGAACAAGATAAGGATGGCCTGCCAGGGTGATGGTCGGCAGGCCTTCCGTCACGGCACCCTGTTTCAGTTCGAACGGCATTGAGTCCCCTTGTACCAAATCGCCTCGCGACTATTCCGTCATCCCGATGGTGCCGATGTTGTTGGAGGCGTCCGCGAACGCCTCCCAGTCGAACTCGGCGATCGAGAATTTTGCGTTGTTGAACGGCAGCGACAGTTTCGAGGATGCGCAGGCGTTGAGCTTCAGCACCAGGTCCTTGGTGACGCCGAAATAGGTGAAGCTCTCCTTCAGCGCCAGCTCGAACACCGGCACCGGGCCCATCAGCTGGTTGGCCAGCGCGATCTTGTTGCCGCTGGCGAGCGTATATTGATAGTAGACCAGCAGCGGCGTGTTCTCATCGCCAGCCGCAATGGTGTAGGTGCCTACGCCGACTGCGCCTGGAATATATTGCCCAGTCGCAGGGCCCGAAGCGACCGGCGTCAGCTGCACGCCGGTATTGGCGTAGAAGACGCCGAAATCCTCGGTGAAGGTCGCGCCGTTGGCCACGGTGAACGTGGTGGTCGCCGTGTTTGCCGCCTCGCCAGTCGTCATCTCGAGCGTGGAGCTCGCGGTCAGCGTCTGGCCCAGGAAAAGGTTGTTGAGCTGGGTCGACTGCAGGCGGGCGAACTTGGCCTTGCCGGAGATCTTGAACTCGCCGCCGCCGATCGCGACCGCCATGTTGTACTGCCCGAGCAGCCGCTCCAGCTTACGATCGAAATCGACCGTGATGTCCTGCAGCGTGCCGAGCAGCGCCGGCGGCGTGTTGGTGACGTCGGTGCGCTTGCCGATCAGTGTGCCGCTGCCGAAAACAAATTGCGTCATCTCTAAGGCTCCCGTTCAAGCCGCTCTTTAAGCTCGTCAACCGCGCGGCGCACATGGTTGAAAGCCTCGGTATGGCGCATCGCTGGATGGCCGTGGAAATGTTCGGTGAACCACGCCTCGATCAGCATCGAGCGGCGAGACGGCGCCGATCGGCGAGATGGCGCTGGCCGCGCTTCGGCGAAATCTTCTTTGTCGATCATGGGCGCCTCGTTCACGGATATTGATTCAGCACGACGCGGATCGGCACCAGCACCATGCCCTTGCCCTGGACGTCACCGGGCGCAATATCGACATCGCCCTCGATCCGGCAGTCATAGACGATGCCGCCGAGCGTCTGGCGCGCGCCATTCATGACCTGGTCGGATGGCGATGGCGCAAGCGCCGTATCGATCGCATCGAGCAGATCGTCGATCACATCCGCCGGCACCTGGGTGGGATCGGTGGTGCCGACATCGGTGTAGATCAGCGCCAAAAAGTGCAGGTCCCTGACCGGCGGCACACCATTGGCGCCGCTCTCGTAAGTGTAGACCTCGCGCGGCTTGAGCAGGAACAGGCCTGGCGCGCCAATGCTTGCTGCCTGCTCCGGCTTGCTGTCGCGGCGACCACTGGCGGTGAACGCGCCGCCGGCGGTCAATTTCGTCAATAGCGCGGCCGCAATCGTCTTGCGCGCGGTCATGCGGAGGCAGCCCCAGCGTGACCAGCCTCGATCAGGTCAGCCTCGATCGAACCGCGCATCTGATCAAACGCGGTGTGCACGACCATTTTGGGATCGATCTTGCCGCCGGGACTATGTACGCGGGCGGCAAACATCTTGCCGGATGCCATCTGCATCAAAAGCGCCTGCTTGTTCTTTGGCAGAATGTCGTGAGCCGGGATATTGGCGCCACCCTCGAGGATATGGGCGAGCGGGCTTTTCGAGCCGACGGTGGCCTGGACCTTGTTGGGCCGCTGCCGCACGCTCGCCTTGAAACTCTTTCGGAACTTGCCGGTCCTGACCTGCACTAGGTCGCCACCGGCGAGCGATTGCATCCGCCCCAATAGATCGCCGGCGTCGATCGTGACTGCCAGCACAAGCGCGTCGTGGACCGCGGGCTCGAGCCGGCCGAGCCGATAGTCGAGCCTGGTGCGATCGATGACGACTTCGCCGGCCATTGTTTTCCTTTGCGCCGTTCGCTAACGGCTCGCTAGGCGCTCGCCTGCTCGGGCACTACGCGATCCCCGCCGCCTTCAGCTCGATCGCACCTGCAGCGGCGCGCTTATAGGCATCGACGTCGACGACGTTGAGCTCGTCGCCGGTTGCGTTGATCACCACGCGATCGTTCTTGCGAACCGGCAGCGGAAACGACGCCGCTTGCAGATCGCTGGTCATCACGATCACCAGGCGATCGCCTTGTGTCAGCCCGCCGACCTCGCTCGACGAATAGCCTTCGCGGCTCGCCGACGGACGGTCCGGCTGATAGTCCCGCACGATCGCCATCACGCTTGCGGTCACCGTGGTCACCGGACCAGGCGCAAAGCCGGTCTCGCGCTTGATCGTGACCGAGACCGCAACGCCCATCCGCGCAAAGGCGCGGGTATAGGCCGCGACGATCGCGGGATCGGTCGGATCGGCCATCTACTTCGTCACCATCGCCAGATTGACGCTCTGCTCCATGACGCGGCCGCCGGCGGTGGTGATCTTGTTGTTGAGCGTGTTGAGCACGCCCAAGGTGCCGCCATTGAGCCAGACTTTGGTTTCGGTCGACGAAAAGCTCGTGCTCTCGATGGTCACGCTGCCGGCGACGATGGTCCAGGTCGAGGTCGCAATGGTGTCGCCGGCGAGCCGCAAGCTCCAGTCGATGTCATAATCGAGCGGACTCTCGTTCGGATCGCGCGACGGCCATTGCAGGAAAGCCATTGTCAGCCACCATCGACGGAAGGGGTCACCTTGCGGTTTTCCGCCGCGACCTGGACCGAACGGTTTTCGGGCAGCACATCGGCCACGCGCGGCGACTTCAAAAAGACGTTCTGGATGATCTCGATCAGGCTGCCGACGAACGACCAGAATTTGCTCGTCACCTCGATCGGGATTGGTGCATTGCCGCTGACCGCGATGCCGCCCTGCACTTCCAGATTCGTCACCGTGTCGCTTTGTGCCTTGGCGAGGCTGTCGATCGGCACTGACGAATTCGCCGATGCCGAGGCGGTGTCTTCGATCTGCGCCGCGCGATCGGCACGCACGGAAGTGCCGGTTTCGAGGTTGGCGATCGCATCCGCTCGCGCGGCCGCAGTGATCTCGAGCTGCGAAGCCGCGTTGCCGGTGACGCCGATCGCGCCGGCGAATTCGACCGGCGCGGCGGTATCGGCCTGGTTGCGGGCGAGGAATTCGGTTTGAGAAGCACTTTGCGCGGCGGCTCCGGCGAGAATCTCGTCGGCGGACACCGTGTCGGCCCGCGCGGCAGAAATATCCTCCAGCGTCGCGGCCTGGTCGAAACTGAGCTTGGCGATGTCTTCGATTGCGACGCCTGCCTGCGGCGCGACGCCGGAGAGGATCTCGGCTTGGGAGACAGCATCCGACCTTGCCGCCGACAAAGTATCGATCGATATGGCGCTCTCAGTGCGAACGCCAGCGAGCGATTCGATGGGTGCGGTACGATCCGCGGTCAGGCCGGACAGATAATCGACAAGCGCAACCGCTTCGCTGCGAATGCTCGCGACGAATTCCACCGCGCCGCCAAAATCGGCGGTGACCGATGTTCCGCTGCCGCCCGACGGCAGTTCCTCGATCAGGCCATAGTAATAATACACGGCCTATATCCTTCGCACGCTCCAGGGGAAAACACGGCCGGTACCGGCGAGCTGCTTCAGCGTGAACTTGGCCTGCGTCGTCACGGCGATCGGCGGCGACACCTTGGCATTGTTGATCTGGGCGTGCTGATAGGTGCCCTTCCACATCTGCGCATAATTCGTGCCATCGACCATGTCATAGCACCGCAGTTCGACAAGGTCGCCAAGCGCCATGTTCTTGGCATCGGCGCTGAACGCGTATGTCGCCGACGTCGTCGGCTCATCCAGCACATGCTCGATGGTCGCAGTATGCGTGCCGCTGCCGGCGCTCGAGGTGTTGATCGCGGAACCGCCCTTGGTCGCCGAGACCTCGAATTGCGAGCCGGAAAGACCGGCCGAGATGATGAAATAGGTCACGCCTAGCGACAGCCCGGTCGGTAATGTTCCCGTGGTGGAAAACGTCACCATGTCGTTGGCGGACGCCGTATTGGTCATCGAGATGACCGCCGGCGACGCATTCGAAATCGTGCAGGTGCCCGCAACCGTCGCGGTCTTCGACCCGGAAGAATCGACGGTCCAGGTCATTTGTAAACCCCGTAAACAGTGACCCCAAAACTCTGCGCGCCGGTGATGTCCTGGGCTCGTGCCGCGACCCTGGCGCCGGCCGGAATCGGAATCGCATAGAATTTTGAAACAGGAGAACCCTGCGTGGTGAGCGTGAAAATCCAGTCGGGCACGATGATCTGTTCGCTGCCGGCAGCGCCGATCGCAATATCAAGAATGCCGTGAACCCCTAGCGCGGCATCGAGCCCGTCGATCGCAACACAGAAGCCGAGATAATCCCGCGCCGCACTGGCAACGAGCTGGGAATATGACCCCTTTGTATTGGCCGCGCCTGTGGTGACCGACGTGCCGTGGCATGTTCCGGCGACGAAGCCGACCGCATCAACGCCGGCGCCGCCTTCCATGTTGGTGAAGCCGGCATCGAAAAGCTCAAGTCCGATATGCCCGGAATTTCCACTTCCGCCACCAAGCTCGCGCACCGATATCCGGGTCCCGGCCGGGATGCTGACGGGCAATTCATAGGCATTGTAATTGTTGCCGTTGCCGCCATACCCCATCAGTTTATTGACGATCGGGGTCTCGTTTCCAGCCGCGCCGATGCCGATGTCGTAGACCGAATTGAAATTCGATACGACCTGGTCGGAGACCATCGCCACGATATAGGCAACGTCAAAAGACGTCGCAGCAATCATCTGCGTCCAGGCGCCAAAGTTGTTCGCCGTGCCTCCCGTCACCGCCAAGGCGGAGCTTGAGGAAGACACAATCCCGGCAGACGAGCCGTTACAAATCTCCGGCCCTATCGGAAATCCGCCCGGCATCGCCTATGGTCCGTTGATGCTGGCCGGTGCAGCCATGATCGCCGCGACCCGTGACGACGCCAGCAGATTGACCGAGACGAGGAAATTCACGCCGTTGATCATTTGCTGCGTCGATAGATCGATTTGCGTCGTATGATTGAGCGCGTACATGAACTGCTGCACGGTAGGATCGGTCGAAGCCGCAATCGCCTGAAACTCTTGCGGCGTAAATCGCAGGATCCAGATGCCCGTCAGAAGCGGCTGCGGCACCGGCGGCGGCGTCACCGTCTTGGTGGTCTTGTTGACCGGATCCCAGGCGACCGTCGGCCCAAGCTGGGGTAGCCCAGAAACCGCGGTCAGGCCATTGGCGGCCAGCACCGATGGCAGTGCGACCGGATCGGTGTCGTTGGGGCAATACGACTGCAAAACGCCGGTTGCCGTGACATAGACATAGATCGCCATTTACGTCGTCGATCCCGTGGTGCGGATATCGGCGGTGCCCTTGTAGGCTGTGGTGCCGGCCGGAAGGGTGAGCCGCAGCCACATTCCCTGCGCATCCGCCGCAACACCACCAGCTGGCAGCGAGCCGGGCGAGGCGATCACATTGATCGGCGACGGCTGGGTGACGAAGGTGAGCGCGCTCGAGTCGCCGTTGGCCGGCAAGGTCTGCCGGTTGGCCACCGTAGCGGTATCGTTGAGGACTTTCGTCAGCGCCAGATCGAGCGCTGCGGTGCCAGGCAGGGCCGCCGTCTCACTCAGCACCTCGATCGCAGCAGCGGTGAGCGCGGTGGTGGCGTTGGTGTTGACCGCAAAGACCTTTTCGTAAAAGGTGCGCGACGCTCCACCCGGCACGTCGGCCTGCGCGGTGGCAAACAGCCGTGTGATCGCGGTGACGGCGTTCGGCGAGATGTCGAACAGCATGCCAAACGCGATATCGTAGGTCGAGGTGGCGTCCGGAATCGTGCCCCAGTCGCGGTTGATGGCGACAACGTCTGTGCCATAGGCGCCGGCTGAATATGGCGCGGAAATATAGCGAAGCTGGTTGACGCCGGTGCCGCCGGTGATGCGGATGATCAGGCCGAGGCCCGCATAAGTCAGCGCGGCCAAGGTGGCGCCATCGCCGGCCTGCAGCTTGAACAAAGGCGGCGTGGTGCCGGTGGTATTGGCGGAGCCGGCCTGCGCGGTGTGGCCGGCGATCTCGCGGGTGTGGGCCATCACGGCGACGTCGCCCACCGCAGCAGTGCCGCCGGGATTGGAAAGCGATCCGATCGCGCCGCCGGTGATGACGCCGGACAGCAGCCGCTCGAAGGACTGGCCGCCGAAGGTGTTGGCAATCAGCGTGGTGCCGGTCAGGGTCACCGCCGCCGGCGTCTGGATGGTGCCGGTGGAATCGCGCCCCGTGACCTGGACCTTGACCGCCGTGTCGGAGGACGAGCTCGACACCACGTCGAAGGCCCCGGCCGCGGAAATATCGTAGAAGCTGACGCGCTTGGTAAAATCCACCGCGCCGCCGACCGTCGCGCTGTCGGCCTCCGGCATGTTGGCCGATCCGTAAATCACGATCTGATTCGGAGTGACGCTCATCGGGGGATGTCCTTGCGATTGCGAGCTAGGAGAGGAAAGGCCGTGGGAAGATCAGCCGACCACGGGGGTGCGGTACTTCTCGAGCAGCGCCTGCACGTCGGGCGGCAGATTGCCGGAAGCGGCGCCTGGTCCGGAGGCGAACCAGTAGGCGGCCGACCACACGCCTTCGATATTTTCCTGACGCAGCGCCGGATCGCGGTTCAGCGCGTAATAGCGGCCCTTGACCAGGCGAGAGACCGCATCCTGCGCGTCGGCGAGCTCCGGATCGGTCATCGCATAGCCGGCGGGATAGAGCACGACGATCGGCAGTGGTGGCCAGCGTTTCGGCCACCCATTGACGTCGAGTCTGGTCATCTCTCCGCTATAATAATCGACCAGGAAATCGATGCCTTCGGCGAGCGGGATCTGGTTTTCGATCACCGAGACGAACTGGTTCTGGGCGCCGGCGACGAGCCCGCCGGTCGGCAGCGTAAAGGCCGAGCCGATCGGCAGCGGCGAAGCGTTCTGCAAGGTCTCCTGGCCGGACTTGGTGCCGATATAGACGTTCCATCCGCTCGCGAGCCCAAAACTGTCAGGCTTGGGCGAGGCCACGACCAAGAGATTGTTTGATGCGATCGCGAGATTCGCTTCGACCGAGACCGCGGTCTCGCCCGCGGCGGTCACATAGCTGACAACGACGAAATAGCGCGTCGCGGTCAGCGCGCCGCCGGCAACGGTCGAAAGCAGAGGGATGGTCGGAGCCGCAAGACCAGCGACGCAGGCCTGGCCTGCAATCGGCCAGCGCTTGAGCTGCAGCGGCCCGACGCCGCCGATCGCGATCGGCGGGAAATAATCGCGCGGCGGATAGATCTGCTCCTGCAGGGTTTCGATCGGAAACACACGGTTGCAAAAGCGAGAGGCCTCGCCGGAGCTCTGGGTGATCGCCTTCAGCAGGAAGTCGTCATAGGTGGTGGTGGTGACGGGGATGTTGAGCAGCAGCTTGAGCGTTGCGAGATCGATCAGGTCATAGGCGCCCTGGCCGCTGAAAGCGGCCGAGGCAGGCTGAAGCACCCTGTAAATCCGCGTCAGGCTCACGGGAGACTACGGGCCGATGAAGAGGTCGACGCGGCCCTGCGTGGTCGCGCCGGCGGCGGTGACGGTGAGGTTGATCGCGGCCTGCGGCTCGATGAACATCGGCGAGTTGCCGCCGGTCGGTGTTGGCTGCGCGAAAGTCGAGGTCGTGTTCGACAGCGTCGCGCCCTTGCCGGCCAACAGATCGACGCCGTCGGCATCGGGCAGCGTCACGTTATAGCTGGCGGACGGTGTCGGCGAGCCAGGCGCGAACTTGACCTGCAGCAGATGTCCGCGCTTCAGCGCGAGCGGGTTGCCGTTGACGTTTCCGGACGCGTCCGAGGTCCAGGCGATCGAATATTTGGTGACGCCTCCGCCGAGGTCGGATGTTGTGACGACGATGCTGCCGGCCATGTGCTGCCCTCGTGTGTGTGCTGGTCGCGGATGATGCGAGCTTCACGCCGCATCATCCGATCATGTCGGGCGGTGATCATTCTTCGATCGAGAGATCTGGCTCGAGCGATGCCGGCAGATCCGGCGCCGGTGCATCTGCAGGTACAAGCGAACTCGCGTTCACCCAGGCGCCGTCGCTAGAAAACTGCACGAATGTGCCTTCCGGCGAGCGGGTGATTGCGCAGATCGTCCGATTGTTGACGACATCGCCGACGTTCAGCGTTGCGGGATCCATCGCGGCCTCCGAAAAGCTGAAGCGTTGACTTAGCGGAAGTTAAAGGCGCTGACCGCGTCAAGCGTCAGGGTGGCGACGCCCGCGCCGCTCGGCTTGTACACCGAATTGTAGGGCTGCATGATCGCAGCCGCGCCGGTCGCGGCGAACTTGAACTGCCCCGTCGTCGAGACCTGCGCCCCGTCGATGAAGAACTTGACGTCGGTGACATCGGTGCAGTCGATCTTGTAAAGATGCCAGTCGGTGGTGCCGACGGTGACGCCAGCCGCGGCCGAGGTCGAGGTGGTGCCGTCGAAGCAAGCCATCTGCACCTGGCCGTTGCCGTTGACCTTGAAGCGGATGAACTCCGCCGCATTGTCCGGACCGTCGATCCATACCGATTGCAGTCCCCAGAAGCCTTCGACGCCGGCAAGACTTGGCAGCACGGTCAACTGCGCCCTCGCCTGCCAGATCAGACCCTTGGTGACGTCGAGCGAGAGATTGTCGTTCCAGTAGAGCGCGGCATCTTCCTTTTCGGAAGTCGAGGTCAGCGCGCAGGCGATCTGTCCGGCGCCGGCGTTGGAGACCAGGGCCACGGTCGGCGGTCCCGCGCCGACGATCTTCTTGACCCAGGGATAGCCCGCCACCGGCGAGCCGGCGGCCGGAATGCCTGCGGTGTGGCCGCCGCCGATGAAATCGTCATAGAAATAGACCGGCGAGTCGATCATGACGGTCTCGAACGTCGTCTTGTCGAAATACTCGTACTGGTTGCCGGTGTTGAGCTTGGCTGCAACGCGCGCTTTGTCCGACATGAGAGGCTCCTCTAGGCCATAGAGGCCAAGGCTAACGAAATGAAAGGAGCGCGGGCGATGCCCGCGCGGCAGCGATGAAAGATACGATCAGGTCAGGATCGAGGGCGGCTGCGCCTGCTGGTAGCGGTGCAGGCCGTAGATCATCGCCTCGGTGATGTTGGCGGCGTTCGAGGCGCCGGTTTGAATCGCGATAGTGTGGAAGCCGTTGACCAGATCCATGCAATCCTGTGGGCTAATCTCGAACACCACGACCTTGCTGTGCAGGCCGGCATCGGTGGTGTAGTTCGCCGCGTTGGTCTGCTTGGTGAGCTGATCGCTCGAGGCCTCGTTGAGATCGGACCAGATCTGGGTGGCGGTGATCGCCTTGGAGCCGGTGCCGGAGGTGTCCTGCGCCTGCAAGGGCGTGAGCTGGACGGTCGCCGCGTTGCCCTGGTTGACGTGGCAGACGATATAGGCCTTGTCGAGCTTTGCGACGTTGAGATAGCTCGAGGTGCGGCCCGCGGCATCGGCAGCGGGAGCAAGCAACTCGACGGGCGGAAGGATTTCAGGCAGCGAGAATTGACGAGCCATGACGGCGGTCTCCTGTTCAAAGGGAAATGCGCCTGGTCGCCGGCGCGGCGCGAATTCGAAACGCGCGGACTAAGCCGCCTTGTCCTTGGCGCTCTCTTCGGCCTCGATCAGCCGACGGCGCGCCGTGTCGTAATCGTAATCAGCTTTGAGCTGAGCCTGCTGAAGGCTTTGAACCTTCTGCTTGGCATCGCTCAGAAGCATCTCGGCCTCGCGGACTTCCTTCATGGCCGCGTCGATCGCCTTGCGACGGGCTTGATTGGCTTCGAGCTCCTTTTGCTCGAGAGCGTCGAGCGGCGATAATCTGTCGGCCATGAAGATTGTCCTTTTGGATTGAGGTGGCGGCGCGCGGGGATCTTATCCGCCGCGCGGGCGCGAACTATCAGCGGCTCTGCAGTGCCACGAAGGGCGACAGCGTGGCCGAGCCCTTAGCCGGGGTCAGCGGCGCGTTCCAGATCGGCTCGCCGTCGACGCGGTAGGTGATGCGAAACACCATTTCGTCGGTAAGGAACGCCACATGCATCGACGAGGCCGCCTGGATGCCTCCCTTGTCGGCGAGCACATATTGCGAGTAATCGCCGAGCACGATGTCACCGGCGGTGCCGAGCGTATTGTTGTACTCCAGCGGGATCACCTCGCGGCCGTACAGCGAGCCATAGGGACGGCCCGACAGACCGTTCGCGGGCAGGTAGACCGGGACACCCGCGGTGCCGATCACCTGGCTCATGGTGTAGAGCTGCGGCTCGTTGTCCTGGTTGATGGTCCAGATCGCGTTCTGGCGCGAGCGTCCCCAACAACGCGCCCACATTCCGACCACGTTTTCATAAAGGATGGTCTTGGAGGCCTGGCCGGTCTGCTTGTTGATGGTGACGAGGCAGGGCGAGTTCATGATGCCGAGCGGCATGCCGTTGCCGGTGCCTTCGAAGATGCCGTCCTCGGTCATCCACATGATTTCCTCGGAGAACGCCTTGCCGGCGAGCGAGGTCAGCACGGATGCATCCGCGATCAGCTCGTCGGTGATGTACATCAGCGACATTAGCTTCTTGAGGTCCAACTCGACCAGGCGGAATTTTGGCTTGGTCGCGCCGGGATTGTTGCCTTCACCGACCCAGTACGACTGCACACCGCCCCAACGGCTTCCGGTCACGCGGCTCGTTTCATCGACGGCCGGGATCTTGATCGAGTTGGCCGCAGTCGACAGC